TAAAAAAATCGCCTTTTGGCGATCAATTTAACTATCCGCCTTGAGTTTTAGGTTTCGACACCTTGAGGCGAATAGTAGTATAAGAAATTATGGTTGTCAAACAGATTATTCAGTCTTAAAAAAATCCCCTAGTGCCAAAGTGTGAAAGCAACTAGGGGCTAACCAATCTAAAGGAGATTTTTTTATTATGAAAAACGCTGTTTCCAGCTAGAGCCGCTTTCGTTGTCAATTATTCATTCAAGGAGATTGGACGATGCTTTCGCACGTTTGAAAGAGGCTTTAGATGGAGGCTCTTTTTGGATTTGAACCAGTGTTATTTTTCACAACTTACAAATTTTATTTTGTGTTTTTAAGGTGTCGGTTTCCACAACCAACTCAACAAAGAGCCATTTCAAAGCACACTTCTCTCTATCATTCGCAACGGTTTCACGTGCCGTTGTGTCTCTGTACTTCAAATGTGCTTTAAAGTGGTGCTGCGGGAGAGATTTGAACTCAACTATCCTCCGGTTATGAGCCGGTCGCTTTTACCTATTAAGCTACCGCAGCAGGTTACCGTCTCTCCGGTATGTCACGTTTCTTACGTCACGTTGACGTGCATAGTTTGTTTCATGCCGCCTTGTTAGCCTCCCTCCTGGGAGCGCATTACTGTCAGTCTCACTACGAGTCATCGGCTTGTCTAACATTGCAATAAAAGACTCTGTTCGGTTGCTTACGTTTAGCTATTCCCACCTATTGGATTTGTTTGCATTTCCGTAAGCATTCACACCGCAATGTAAGTTTTCTTCATCCGTTCATCGCTATTTACGATCCATCGGGATTGGCGTGTTATCACAACAAGACCATAAGTCACTTACTCCTAACTACTTATCGCTAATTAATCGGTGAGCTTTGTCATTCTCACTGCCGTCTTAACTGCGCTTAAGTGTTGGTCGATGTGTTTTTAATCTAATTTTTAAAGAGCATCGAGATATTTGTTTATGTGTATCTCGTTTTGATGAGTATATTAAACATTATGTTTATCTTTGTGTCAACATAAAGTTGATTAATTTTATTAAAAAAGTTGATTTTAAAACTCATATTGTTGATTTTTATGTGTATTTTCTTAGAAAAAATAAATTTAATTGCCTGTTTTTTGAGCAATCTGTAATTGGATATTGATTAATAATGCGATTTTTCCTCGGTTTTTTATCGTTTTTGCGATCTGTGTCGCAAAATTTAATGGTGAAAATAGACCGCACTTTTGCTTAAGGTATGATTATCAAGAAAAAAAAGGAGGGGGTATGAAAGAAAAGTTTAAGTTGTGGTTAATCTCGCTAAATTGCGAAGGCATCAATAGCTTAGGGATTAATGAGATAGTGTCGCGCGTAGATGAAGAGTTGAGGATTGTGCGCGCTAATGAGCAGGAGAGGATTGTGTTAGAAGAGTTGATTGCGGAGTTTAAATCTTAATAAAAAACCGCCCGAAGGCGGTTTTTTACTATTCTTCAATTCGAACGAACTGACTTTTTGTTATGCGCCCGTTTTCTTTTATTTCTTCGTAAGCTATCTTCACGAGATTGTTTGTTCCAAGGGCGTTTTTTAATTCAGATAGCTCTTTATCACTCATTAACTCTAGCGATGTTCTCAGTGTAAATTCTGTGTCATCGGATTCTCTAATCACGGCAATATCAATGTCTGTTTCTACGTATTGCGGTGCATAAAGCTCAATACCTTTTATAATAAACGAATCGACTTTTGGGATTTTTTCTTTCTGTTTAGATGTTCTTTTCTTGTATTCATCTAACTGGCTACGGTCGGCGGTCGATTTGTTTAATGTTGCCTGCTCAGCGTTTGGATCTTTTGCCACCTCCTTGAAGAAAATTGCTTTCCCTTGCGCCGAATGTACGCTAATTTCTTCTGAAACTTCCGTGCTGCCTTTTAAGAGTAATAGATCTAATGCCTTTCTATTTGTTTCGGCAAGAGATGTAATTGCTTTATCCAAAGGTACGTCTTTTTCGTCTAGCCATTTATAACCTAGACCGCCAACTGTTCCAATAAAAGTAAGTAGCACGGTTAATTTTTGCCAACCATTCATACCAACCATCCCTTCTTTAATCATATTAAATATTCCGTTGGCAATTTTTGAATTATCGCTTTCGCCCTCGGATGAGCCATCTCTAATTTGGAATATTATATCAATATCTTGCTTATCTTCCACCGTTAATCGCTGAAGATTTGAAGTCTGATATTTAATTAAGCAATATGATTTCTGAATTTCTGACGTCAAGCCAGACAAAGCATTAAGCAATGGCGTTGTTAGTGTTGATGAGTAAGTCTCGCCTTTTACATTAAAAAGTAGTGTCGGGTATCCTTCAAATTTAATTTCAGGAAATTCAAAATCTTTACTACTTAGATTCAGGCTTTCATCATTAACTAGTAATGATATTAAATTAATAAAATCATCATCATTTTTAATCTTAATCATTTTTAGACCTCATTACGTAATCCATTTTCTCGTTAATATGCTCAATCCTTTCTAGGAGTAATTTATTCTGTTCTTCGATTCTGTCTAACTGCGTAAACGCACCAAGCCTACCGGTATGAGCCGCTTGTTCCATTCGGTTAATTTGCACCTGCAGATCCGAATTTCCGTTACCTTGATAATAATTATTTGTTGTCATCGTGGCTGCGGTATTTGTCGCTACGTTTGAGTGATTATATCGAGGGTTTTCAAATTTTGATTGCGCGCCTAGATTAGGTTGCCAATCATCGCCGAATTTCAATTTATCAGCACTAACCTCAAGAGCGATAGCAAATAGATCTATTTCACGCATTGTTAATTGCATCTCGCCATTTTCGAGGTCTAATACATCTTTTTCGCTCACGCTTAGGATCTTGGCTAAATCAGCAATAGACAATCCCTGTCTTTCTCTTTCAGCTTTAATTCTTTTGGCTACTGCTTTCATAATGTCCTTATAAATTAATTGTCTCAATGTGTATTGTACGGATAAAACGACCTATGAATTTAGCGTTTTGACAAATGTCCTCAGATATATCTTGCGGATCGTAATTGTCTTTATTGTCAGAGTGTAATCTATATCCACCACCGACTAGCTTTTGTATGCGTTTGATAAATAACGCACCATCAATCGAAAAAGCATATATGCCATCACCACTGTAAGCATTAACTTTTGTGTCTAAAAAGACAATATCGCCTTTTCTTATGGTTGGCTCCATGCTGTCTGTAGGCACATTTACAAGACAAATACCATCTGCTGATTTTTTCCCGACCAACTGAGCCATTCCCTCGTCAGTCAAATACAAACTTGAGATTATTTCTGGGTAATCAGAATTTTCAAAGCCTGTTAATCCTGCTGCTGCTCTCACATCGTAATAATCAATCTTATGTCTATGAGTCAAACCTTGCTCATTACTCAATAGCTCTGCTTGATTATTGTTATAAATATTATTAGCGGTAGTGATATTTACTGTTGAGCTATTAATTGTTTGATTTGCTCCAATGTCAGTTGTTGCGACATCATTAGCCAAAATCCAGCCCATATCATATCCAAGCACCTCCTGGATCTTTCTTGCGTTTTCACTTTTAATTTGACCGCGCTGAATCCAATTTGTAACAGATTGCGGCTTAACACCTATCAAATCTGCAAGAGCCTTATTAGATCCAATTCTATTATCGTTAACCACTTCCTGAATTCTTTTAGAAACAGCTCGTTTCACCGGGGAATCAAATTCGTTTTTCATAAACCCTCCTTTTGTTACCAATATAAACAAATTGTTTATTAAATCAAATCATCTTTATGTTGATTGATGTTGATTTTTGAGTTAACATAAAGTTGATTTAATCAGAATGACTAATTTTTAATGGAGAATATTAATGACACCTATTGATAAGGCAATCAAAGCCATTGGATCTCAGAAAAAATTAGCAGATGCATTGGGTGTAAGTCCTCAGTTTATCAACCAAATTAAAAGACGAGGCGGAGAATTAACAACGGACAAAGTAACACCCGAAAAGTGGGTAAAAGTAACAGGCTTATCTGTTAAAGAGCTTTTCCCTCAATTCGCAAAGCTAATTTAACAAACTACTAGCAAAAGAAAACCATAAAAAAGTGGGAAAAATTATGACAATGAAACAAACCATTATCGAGATGATCGAGAGAGTACCAGGTGGCAAAAGTGCGGTAGCTGGCTTTCTCGGCTTTACCGAAAGCGAGTTAAATAACCGTCTTTACCAAACAAAAGGGCAGCGCTTTAAAAATGAAGAATTGATTGCCGTCCAGCTCGAGTATGGCTGCACTGATTTTATTGAGGAGCTTTGCCGAAATGCTGGTGGACGATTTGTAAAAGATACCGATGCAGACAATCTAGATGCCGTGGAAATGGCGAATATCCAGCTACATGAATTATCAGCTCGAGGCATGCTTTTCGGTGTGTTGGAAGATGCGTTAAAAGATGGCGAAATCACACAAGCAGAAGAAGATTTAATCCGAAAATTATTAAACAAGCATTTAGCGGCAACACAACACTCAATCGAGTGCGTAATCTCGCTAAATAAACGGCAATAAAAAACCACGGCGGCAACCGTGGCAATTTAGGAAAAAATTAACATGGAAAATATTAATCAAAACGAGACGGCAAGTCAAACACAATCAGCACAGATTTTAAAGGCGCTCAAAAACGGAGAGAGATTAACGCACTTAGACGCAGAAAAGCGTTTTAACTGCTTACGTCTTGGCGCTCGTATCTATGACCTTAAAACAACAGGGTCACAAAATTGAAAAACAAATGATTGTAGTACCTAGTGGCAAATGCGTTGCTGAATACAGATTGGTGGCTTGATATGAACGAAATGAGCGAATTTATAAGCGGCCTGATTGAACAGGAAAAATGGAAAGCTTACGAGAACATCAAGGCAAGATTGAAAGCGTTAGATTTAACTCAAGAAGAATACATAACAGCGTTAAGACAAGTGATTGAGGGGTTAGAGCTATGAGATTTAACACGCACATAAACAACCAAAAAGCTATTGAATGGGGTTTAAATGCCAACCAAGCAGCGTTGTTTGACTTACTCAATCAATCATCTTCTTGGGCCAAAGATGTAACCATTGACGGTCAAGTATTCTACTGGGTTTCAAGAAATCGAGTTATTGAAGAATTGCCTTTGTTTTATTCAAAAACTGACACGGTTTACCGTCACTTTGTTGAGTTAGCCAAAAAAGAATTAATTTCATACCAAAAGCAAGGTGAAAAAGACTTAATCAAGCTAACCGAGAAAGGCAAAACTTGGAATGAATTTAAAAAAACTAACTCGGAAATAGATCCGAATGAACTCGGAAATAAATCCGACGCTCGGAAACAAATCCGAATTAGCTCGGAAATAGATCCGACAAATAATAATACTAATAATAATATTAATAATACCCCCTTTATCCCCCAAGGGGAAAATTTGCCAAAAGGCAAATCCGAAGAAAAAAAATCAAATCGTCCTGGTAAAAAAATTGATTTTGAAAAAATCGCAGAGCTTTGGAACTCAGAAAACGAAAATGCAGGCGGTCAATTACCGTTTGTTAAAGAAGTTAGCGATGATCGTAAACGTGCGATTAAAACATTCATGAGAGCATTGAAAGAGCCAACATTGGAGTGTGTTGAAAATTATTTCAGAAGATTTTTCTCAGCGCTTAGACCGCATCATCTTGGAGAGAACGATAGAGGTTGGCGAGCAAACTTTGATTTTGCGATTAAACCAAAACAAGTATTAAGAGTTAGAGAGGGGGCATTGTAATGAGTTCCGAAGTTTTAAAAGTTATCCCATACGATTTAAGTGCAGAGCAAATGGTTCTTGGTGCATTGATGTTAAACGGTGTTAATCCGAAAACAGATGCAATCTTCTCAATGTTGAAACCAGAAAGCTTTTACACATTGGCACATCAACACATTTTCGCAGAAATGAGAAGTCTGGCCCAAGCAAACAAACCAATTGACATTTTAACGCTTGAACACGCTTTAAAATCAAAAGGCATTAGCGATGAAGTTGGCGGATTAGCTTACTTGGCAGAATTATCAAGCAATACAGCAAGTGCTGGAAACGTTAAAGCATACGCAGATATTGTTCGATCTGAGGCTGTTAAACGCTTTACTCTTGGTAAATTACAAGATTGTGAAAGCTTAATCTTTGAAAAAAACGGTTTACCGGTTGAAGAACGTTTGGAGGCTATTAGTCGCTTAATGTCAGAAATCGCAGATTATTCTCGTGATGGTAAATCTCAAGGATTAAGACGAGGCCGTGATGTTGGAATGGATTGGTTAAATGACTACGACCTAAGAATGAAAAATCCAGATGCTGTACGTGGTTTATCTACTGGACTTCTCGCACTTGATAGCTTACTTGGCCCGAAAGGATTAGTAAAACAATCATTAATCGCAGTTGGTGCAAGACCTAAATGCGGCAAAACAGCGTTCTACGCAATGATGGCTGAAAACTGCATTTTAAACGAGAAAAAACCAGTATTGCTATTCAGTCTTGAAATGTCTGGTAAAGCAATCTTTGAACGAATGATTAGTAAACGTGCGAACGTGAACAGTAATGCGTTCTACGAAACACAAAACAATCCAGATGACTTCTATGACAAATATCACATTCACCCAGAAACATTTAATTCTAGAGTGTTAAGTGCAACAGAAGAATTAGTTCAAGATGACCTGTTATACATTGACGACACTCCAGCAGTATCAATGGCCCATATCCGCAACGAGTGCAGAAGAATTAAACGTGAACGTGGATCAATCGGTTTAATTGGTGTGGACTACCTAACACTAATGAAAGCCGAAAAAGCAGAACGTAATGATTTAGCTTACGGGCAAATCACAAAAGAATTAAAAAATCTCGCCCGTGAAATGGATTGCGTTGTGTTACTTCTAACTCAATTAAATCGTGGATTAGAAAACAGAACAGATAAACGACCATTACCAAGCGACAGCCGAGACACAGGCCAGATTGAGCAGGAGTGCGATTATTGGTTTGGTTTACACAAAGAGAGTGTTTACAACGAACAGGCAGACCAATCATTGACAGAAATCCTTGTTAGATTAAATCGTCACGGTGGAACTGGCAAAGTTTATGTAGATCAGAAATTCGGGTCGATGTTTGAGTGCGACCAAATGGATGCAGAACGCAGATCTAAAATTGGCAAAAAAGAGCCAAGACAACAAAGCTATAAAAAACACGACAAGGACGATTTTTAAGCGAGGCCGCAATGGACAAGAAACAATTCTTTCTACGCTCAAACCAAGTGCGGTTGAATTGCATTGAATTTATCAGAGAACTGCCAACGGACGACAAGAAACCGCTGGTAGTAAAAATCCAACCGATGACACGCTCACTTGAACAGAATTCAAAACTGCACGCACTATTAAGCGATATTAGCAAGAACGCAACATGGAATGGCGAAAAACTAGATGTTTATGCTTGGAAAAATTTATTAGTTAGCGCGCATTCTATAGCCACTGGCGGTCCATCAAAGATTGTGAGGGGTATTGAGGG